CAACAACGAAACCAAAAACGGGCTTACAAGATTTTACAATGCGTTGAACAGCAGTTACTTTGACATGGGCACAATGTGGATGACTGCAAAAAGCAGTATTGACATCAACAACAAGGATGGATTGTTATTGGTGTTTCCTAGTTTTATCTACCATAGTCAACTTCCATACACCAGCGCAGAAGGCAAGAACCGTTACGTGGTAGCGGCAAACAGTAAAATTGTAGAGGTTAAAAATGATTGAGATTGATGTAGCAGACAATTGGCTCAGTGCAGAGCAAGCAGAAGAAGTGTCTGTAAAAACAAGATATGCAAAAGGGTGGCATTTTGGACAGCGCAGTGTTAGCAGTGGGCTAGGCTTTTGGATGCTGGACCTTGACGATGATCCACTGTTTACAGATACACTGTTAAAACAAATTGAAGCAGACACTGGTAAAAAGTTTGAACTCAGCAGGGTGTATGCTAATGGACAAACCACTGGCTTATGTGGTAGTCTACATCAAGATGTAGTTGATGCTCCAGAAGGCAAATACTACACTGTATTGTACTACGCTAACAAGATTTGGAATCCAGTGTGGGGCGGTAATACTGTATGGTACAACAAAGACAATGTAGAAATACGTCAACAATATCCAACACCAAACACGGCAGTAATGTTTGATAGCACAATACTCCATGCTGGCATGGAACCAAGCCGTCATTGCACAGAACTTCGTGTAACAGTAGCATGGAAACTCAAGGTTGCAGAAGCCTAAATACATATACGAATCACCAGACGGCGGCAAAACAGTATACCGTCGTTTGTTTGATGCAAGCGAGAGACATCTTATGAATGGTAGCATTGAAGTTATAACACAGTTTGACATTACACCAACCGGTGTAAAAAGTTATAGGCGCAACAGCGAACTGAGTGATGCAGATTGGAACTATCAACGCAACCAACAACGCAATTTTGAAACCATAATGCAGTGCATTAGTTTACGATGTCAGCCAATGAACATTACGCCTGTCACAACGTTTTATATGGAAGATCAGAAGGTGTGGTGCTTTCAGTTTGAAACAGAACAGGAAGCAATATTTTGGAAGGATAACGATCCAGTGGGCATACTCAAAAGCGACTGCGAAGGAGTGCCAATGATTGTAGGGCTTGGCGAAACCTACAAAGACGGATTCTTTCACCCATATCTCATCACTGAGGGTATAAGTGCTAACATATCCTTCGGTTGTGTGTAAAATAAATACATCATTGGAAGGAATAACATGGTTGAAACCACAGCAATAGAAAAGAAGAGCCTCGAAAGCCACGTTGAGCTGTGTGCCGAACGTTACAAGTTTATGGAAGCAAAACTTGAAACGCTGGACGAAAAGATCACCAAAATTGAAGAAGTAGTAGACGAAGTGCATAACTGCGTACACAAATTAACCACAAGACGCAATGATCAAGTTATGCAATGGGGCGGCGGAATAATACTCACACTGGTAGGAGTAATAGGATGGCTTCTCGCAAACTACGTTCTATAAAAAACAAAAAGAAAGCCGCAGACGCACTTGCAAGGCTAGCACAAAAACATCTCATTGACAACCCTAATGCTATCATTGATAGTGGCAACAGTATCAGTGTGTTTGGAGAATACACCATTGTAAAGCACCCTGAGGAATGCACCGTGTACAAAAACCGTGTAGAACAGGTTGTGTTAAATAACACAAGAAACGCACTGAGCTGGTGTATCTTTGACAAGTACAGGTTACTTGAATATAAAAGCCGCATATCAGAATGCGACAAACAACTTGGCTACAAACAAATGGAAATTGTTCATTTTGTTAATTGCATTAAAGGATCAACAGACAGTTTTCAGAAAGGTGTGCTGTTTGATAGGCTTTATAATAGTCGCAGTCAAGCAGTTGGCATCAAGAAACAATTAGATAAATGTGTTAATTTGGCTAAATACTGGCAACAAAAAGGATTCGAGAATGAAACTTCTAGACTTGGAATCAAGTAGCGTACAAAAATCACAGAAAGTTTTTGAAAGTTACTTTGAAAAGAAAATGGATCTAAGTGCAATTGACCAAGCGCAAGCACTAGAAATGCTTGAGAAAGTAAGATCAACAATCAACGAATATCGTAATAGCACATCTTTCCATACTAGCGAAAGCAATCCAAAATACCTCCGGGCTATTTTTATGGAACAAGCATTAATGAATGTTCTTAGCGAAGCACCTCCACCGCCTGGTATAGTTAGGCAAGTTGACCCTAGTGCCCAAGAAACAAAAAATGCAATTGAAAAGGCACGCAAAGGACTGAATCTTTCTCCTAATGAACAAGCAATTATTTCTGCTATTGCTACTCAAGCTCTTGGCCGCACCGAAGGCAAAAAATATAAAAAAGGTAAAAAATTACAAGAAAGCGAAATTCAGCAAGCACAAGTAGTTCTTGCTGCCCAAGATATGGTTGACCGTGTACAGGATATGATTGAAGATATTACTGATATGGAATACAAAGATCTCCCTGCACTTGTTGAAAGCATCAAGAACGAAGTAGGCACAAGTCAAGCACAACAATTCCGTGACCAAGCAACAACAGCACTAGAAGGATTAGTAGGAAATCTACAGAATGCCAAGCAACAACTCGAATCTGCGCAAGGCATTCTCACAGGACAAGAACCAGTTGTTCCAGGCGAAATGGACATGGACATGGACATGGACATGGATGTAGATACTGACGCAGGTGATATTGAAGTTGATGCTGATGCAGACGTTGAAGAACCAGAATCAGATCTAGAGGCGAGTCTCGGAAGAGCTCGTAGATAAATGCGCCTTTGGGAATTCGCTGGAGCAGTAGAGAAACAGCAACTCGTTGCACTCAGCGAATTCTTGCTTGGCCGCGCTGATGATACAGGCGCAGAATTCAAAATTAGTATTCCAACTTTCTTGGGTATGGCATCTGATATGGGCGTTAACATTACAGATAGCCAATTGCGAGATCTAGCAACCCAAGAACCTCTAAGTAATGTAATTGTAAATGTAACTGGCGATGAGATCATTTTTGCCGGTGGTGGGTCTGACGCAAAAATTTCAGATACAATGACTGTTACACAAGCACAAGACACAGTGGAAAAAATGGCAAAAAATGCTTTGCCAAGCAATCTAAAATAACTACTAGATGCAACTACAAAACGTTTTAGACTTATATAAAACTATAAGTGCACCTTACTATTTGACTGGCGATCTGGATATGAATTCATTATATTCATATTTGAAGGCCAACAGGTTAGACTTTTATAACGCAAACCAGCGATTAATTTTTGTACAAAAAGGTGATACCTACGATCTGTTCGGCAATGATCTCGGTAACTCTATTGCATACTTACAACAATTCCTACAAGAAATTGATATTACCAATTGCTTTGTACATATTGTTACTGGTAACACTGACATTACCAAAGAGTTAGCTCTTGCAAAAGAAAAATTTTCAACAGATCAAACAGAAATTGAATACACCATTCTGGATATGCCATTTGAAAAACATGTTAAACATAGAGAAAGTTTTTGTCTTAAAGCCTGGGAACATCTATATGTTGACCCTAGCGCAAATGTTCGTCTTTGTTGTATGACTGACGAAAATCATGTTTTATCTCGAGTAAAAGACACTGATGCTTACCATGCTGCAAATTCTGAAGAATTTTGTAATGCCAGACAAAAAATGTTAGCAAACATTTCTATTCCATCGTGTAAAACTTGTTATGATGCTGAAGATGTAGGACTTAAAAGTGAAAGACAATCGTTCAATGAAAAATGGAAACATTTGGAAAAACATGCTGTAGATAATACTGATCATGATGGCAAGATAAAAAAATATCAACCAGCAACCGCACATGTTGCGTTAAGTAACGTATGTAACTTGATGTGCCGGACCTGCAGTGGGACAAGCAGTAGTAAACTTGCTAGAGAAGAAAAAATACTTTTTGGCTTGACAAAACATTTTGACAACATGCTTTCACAATCTGACAAAGAAAATGTTTACCATAATATCATTGATACGCTTCAAACAACTAAAAAAATAAACTTTGCCGGCGGCGAGCCAATGTTACAAGAAGAACACTATCTTATTTTACAACAATTGATCGAGAATCAAAATACAGATATCAGTTTAAGTTATCACATTAATGGCACAACATTAAGCCACAAAAATTATGATATATGTGATATGTGGAATCAATTCAATGACGTCCGCGTTGACTTTAGCCTGGACGGAATGGGTAAAGTGTTTAATTATGTGCGGCATGGAGCCGATTGGCAAACTGTTGAAAATAACTTTTTAATTGTAAAAGAAAAATGCTCACGAGTAAAACTGGGTGTAAACAGTGTGATAAGTTTTTTAAGCATCAATAGTGTAATGGAACTACAAAAAAATTGGCATGAACGCGGTATACTAGACATTACAAGATTCACCTTTGGTCATATGTTTGAAAACAGCGATTTTTATAATATTCAAACTTTACCCATGCACCATAAACAACGCATAGCAGAAAAAATTGATCAGCACTGTAATTGGCTTACTAAAGTAAATTCACCATTGGTTACCAAATGGCAAAGTATGAAAAGCTATATGTTTGCAAAAGACCATCAATATGTGTTAAACTCTTTATTAGTAGATCTACAAAAACGTGATAACCATAGAAAAGTAAACTTTTTTGATGTTTTTCCGGTGTATAAAGATCTTTTTGATAACCTTTGAGACCTGTAATGAGTAAATTTCAATACCACAAACTCTCGCGAACAAACATTGATGGCAAACGCCATTACAATACACCAAACGGTAATCCAGTTCCAAGTGTAACAACCATCCTTGACAAGACCAAACCTGAAGAGAAGAAGATTGCACTAGAAAACTGGAAACGGCGTGTTGGACATGAACGTGCGCAACAGATTACCACTGAAGCTGCAAACCGTGGCACAAGAATGCACACCTATCTTGAACACTATGTGCTTGATGGTGAAATAAAACCACGAGGTAGCAATCCATTTAGTTGGGCAAGCCATATGATGGCGGAAACTGTTATTCGTGAAGGTTTGTGCCACGTTGATGAGTATTGGGGCGTTGAGGTACCACTATACTTTCCTGACGTATACGCAGGCACAACTGATTGTGTTGGTGTACACAAAGGTGAGGAAAGTATACTGGACTTTAAGCAGAGCAACAAGCCCAAGAAAGATGAGTGGATTGAAGACTATAAACTGCAACTCTGTGCCTATGCAGAAGCACACAATGAAGTGTACGGCACAAATATTCGCAAGGGTGTTGTTCTAATGTGTGTGAAGCCTGAGATGGATGAATCGGGCCTTATCATAGGCGAGCCACAATATCAAGAATTTATTATTGAAGGAGACGAGTTTGATCACTGGCGTAGCCAATGGTGGAAACGGGTTGAAGAATATTATACCCAACTTCTTTAGCGAACAACAACTCCAAGCAATTTGGCGCGAGTTCAACACAAAACCCGCATGGCAGTATCGGCGCATGAGCGGCGGCAAATGGTTCTGGTGGTATATGTTCCTTGGACAAAATCAATTTATAGCTAATAAAGAAGAACAATGGCAAAATTGTATTGCACCAATCTGGCGTGAGTTGTATGATTGTGTTTGTGAGTTTGCTGGCAGTAATTTTATACCATACAGATATATTATAAATGGACAAACTCAAAGCCAGGAAGGACATCCCCATAGTGATTTTGCAAGAAATCTTGATAACATGAGTACTTTTCTTGGGTATCTAAACTTAGAATGGCAGCCTGCCTGGGGTGGGGATACGGTGTTTTTTTACAACAGAGAAATGACTGAACGAGAGCGTGTTAAGCCAACTCCAGGTTTACTTGTAGAATATGATAGCCGCATCGTGCATCAAGGCACCCCTCCAACTGTGCCTAATGTGCTAAGAGTGACTCTTGCCATACAAGGCGAATATACATAAATACGCTATCGGAGAGAATAAATGGCAATAGTACAAGTATCACGAATCACCCATCGTAAAGGTTTAAGTGAAAATTTACCTCAATTAGCAGGTGCCGAATTTGGTTGGGTTATTGACGAAAGAAAACTTTATATTGGAAATGGCACACTTGCTGAAGGTGCGCCAGCGGTAGGAAATACCGAAGTATTAACACAATACAGTGATATACTTGGCTTAGCAGATGGTTATACATATAAAGGCGAGGCCGCTGGATATACGGTACAAACTGGGCCGAGTGCAAGCGCACCAGTTAGTCGTACCTTACAACGTAAGATTGACGATTTTGCGAGTGTAAAAGATTTTGGTGCAACCGGTGACGGGACAACCGATGATACTGCTGCAATTAATCGCGCTTTATTTCAAATGTTTTGTCGCGAATCAAATAGTGAAATCAGACGTAGTTTATTCTTCCCAGCAGGTACCTACTTAATTACAGAACCAATTAAAGTACCACCATTTTGTCGTTTGTATGGTGAAGGATCGAGCAGTAGTATTATAAAACTTGATAGTGGTGCAAGTGGGAACTACGTCATGCAGACAGCAGATAGTTTACAACAAACTGGTAGTAACATCGGTGACTCAAGTGCAACACCGCCTACTGACATAGAGATTGCAAGTTTGTGTTTTGAAACTGCAAAATCAACTACCGCAGTTTTAATTGAAGATGCTACACACATGATTTTTGAAAGTGTGGACTTTAAAGGACCATTGGCACAAAGTGATCTTGGAACTGCTGCCGCTGACCTTGCACTGGTTAGATTTGACAGTACTGCGAGCTTAGTAACTAGTAGTATTGTATTTGAGCGTTGTAAGTTTAGTAATGCTACTTACGCTTTCGACGCCGACGAACAAATCGAAGGAATCAGTGTTAACAACAGCCGTTTCATTACACTGTATCAAGGTGTTTTGATTGGTACAGGCACGCCGGTATCGGGCGGCCCTCAAGGGTTCTGTGTAACACAAAGTTTATTTGACAAAATTCGTAATGAAGGTATTTCTATCGGTGCGGTAAGCAACAATATGAGCGGATACAACATCTTCCTTGATGTTGGCAATAACTTCTCAGGGGCAGGAAGCGCAATTACACCAGTAATTAACATCAACGGCGATGACAATGTCAGCGTCGGTGATATGTTTGAACGCAGTGATGCTGATGACGCAAGTTATGAACGTATTGCGTTAAACAATAAAGATGCATTTGGTCTTGATAAAGGACAACGTTACAAGTTTGGATCATATGCTCGTGAAGTTGGAAAAACAGTTAGCCTAACTACACAAGTTAGTGCAACAGAAATCTTTACCATGACCAGTACACGTTCACCTGTATTTTCCGTTCGCTATAGTTTTTATGATCCTGTGAGTTATGCACTGCGTATGGGTGTGTTAAACGTAGTTGGACAGGATACCGACGACAGTTCAGGTACATTGGTTTACACAGACGAATATAGTGAAAATGCAACAACTGGTCTCGTACTAAGTGTGGAACAAAGTAGTACGACAATTACAGTAAAATACACTGCAACTGATGCAGGAACATTCAAATATACAGTAGAATATCTGGGGTGACGTGTGTGGCCAAATAACAATGACGATCTGTTGATCTCTTGGTATAGCCTTCGACTTGACAATACAGAAAACAACTTAGAACAAGCACTGCAAAATGTAAACGATTGGTGGCAGATGGCTCCAATCTCCTTGCATTATCTACATTGGGACACTGTGAAAGATTGGCCAGATCCATGGGATCTTTTGGCCGATGGAATCTATTGCAGTCTTGCAAAAGCGGTGGGAATCAGTTATACTTTATTGTTGATGAATCGCCCTGATATCAATGATTTACACTTACTACAAACAGATGAAGGTGACAATTTAGTCCAGGTAAACCAGGGAATATATATTCTTAATTGGGCACCAGGCGAGATGTTAAATATCAACACGCAAAAATTTCGCATAGCACAAAGCATGGAAGCGTCCATGTTCGAACACAAAATAAATTGAGGCAAAAATGACACAAATCTTAGTAACCAAACGCGACGGCAGGCAGGAGCCGCTGGACATTGAAAAACTACACAAAGTAGTGTTTTGGGCAACTAGGGGAATTACAGGAGTTAGCAGTAGCCAAGTTGAAATCAAAAGCCACATTCAGTTCTACAACGGAATCAAGAGCAGTGATATTCAAGAAACACTCATCAAGAGTGCCGCTGACCTAATCTCTGAAGAAACTCCTAACTATCAGCATGTTGCTGGTCGCTTGATCAACTACCATTTGCGCAAGCAGGTATATGGACAGTTCGAACCTTGGGATATCAAAGACCTAGTGGTAAAGAATGTTGAAGCAGGATTTTATGACGCAGAAATTCTTGAAGCATATGACGATGAAGAATGGGATAGGAT